GATTTTACATATAATCCAAGCACAGGAACAGTTACAGCAACAAAATTTGTCGGTGATGGCTCTGGCTTAACAGGAGTTGGTGGAACAACAATTAATAGCAATGCAGATAACAGAGTAATTACTGGCTCTGGTACTGCTAATACTTTAAATGCTGAGAGTATATTAAATTTTGATAGTACGGGTCAGTTACTTATTGGACATAGTGGTAGTAGTAAAACAGCGGGCTTACTTGCTCAAGTAAATATCGAAACTACAGCATCAGCGGCCCTAACTGTA